ACTCCTCAATTTTTTATCGTTGCCGATAAGGTCAAAGATGGTGTAATTAAAAAAGATTTCGAATATAATTCTAAAAATAATCCGTGGTGGTTTACAGGAAAAGAAATAGAGGATTTGATTGTAAATGGGTAAAATTTTCATAATTGCGGAGGTCGGTTTAAATCATAATGGAGATTTTGAAACCGCAAAAGACTTAATACAGGCTGCAAGTGATGCTGGTGTTGATGCGTGCAAGTTCCAGGTTTATTGGTCGATTGTAAATATGAAGAAATACAATTTCACAAAAAGACAATGGACGGCCCTATTTACTTTTTGTGAAAAATTTGGAGTTGAATGGTTTTGCACACCGTTTGACATCGAGGCTGTCAGGTGGCTCGATAAAATGGGGATGAAACGCTGGAAAATACCGTCGAATAAAATAGTTATTGATAATGAATATATATTAAAGGAAGTTGTCAGAGCTAAAAATAGAGAATACACAGTTATTTCAACCGGCATAAGTAATGATGTAAAAATAAAAGAACTGATTAGACTGTTCGGCAATAAGCCATACACTTTATTGCATTGCGTTTCAAAATATCCGACATTGTATAAGGACTTGAATTTAAATAGAATTGCATATTTGCGCGCAATGTTTAAATGCCCGATTGGGTTTTCAGATCACAGCGTAAGCATCATCGCACCGCTTGAGGCGGCCATGCAATTTGGAGCAAGTATGATTGAAAAGCACATTACTCTTGATAGGAAAATGCCCGGACCGGATCATTGTGCAAGCCTTATACCCAAAGAATTTGAAAAAATGGTGACTTTTATCAGGAAATATGAAAAGCATATTTAAAGACAGAACTCTTATCATTACAGGTATAGGGCGGTCAGGCTCAACGATTTTATCAAAACTCGTCGGAAGTATGAAACCTGCATTCATTCTTTTTGAGCCAGCATTAATGAAATTTATAGCATCTTTTCAAAGCTCAAGCATATTCACCCGAATATTGTTTGAAGACTATTTCTTAAATTTAGTTCATGGTCGAGGCAATATGAATTTTTCTGACTGGTCCTGCATGATGAACTATGAGACAATCGAGGAAATATTCGAGCGGCAAAACAAGCTAAGAAGACGGTCAGATGCAATTAGATATATAAATTTAATGAAGCCCTGGTGGGTGATTAAATCACTCGAATTTGCCCATTTGATGGCGTTGGCTCACGCTCACTTTGAAAATGTAAATTATATTCACATCGTAAGGGATGGGTTGCAGGTGGTAAGAAGTTCTCTTGAGCGTGGATGGTATACTGATGAATTTTGTAATACAGATATAGTTGAGCAGACCTATTGGGATGAAAGGGTTAGAATACCATATTTTATAGAGGATCCTCAAGACCGCATTTACTGGCCGGATTGGAATCCCGCAACACGATGCGCTTGTGCTTGGAGAAATTTGATATTACAGGCTAATAGATATAAAGCAAGAAACAAGGGGTCATGCTTACAGTTTAGATATGAGGATTTTATAAAAACTCCTAAACGATATGCAGATTATATTGGCAAAAATTACAACTTAACGTCTACACCATTGACTTTAAAGCATATTGATGATATATCGAACTTTGATATATCTTATCAGAAACCGGTTGATATTGAGTTCATAGAAGAACCCGAAAAAACAAAGTTTCTGAGTTTAAATAGACGTTTGGGATATTAAAATATTGGATAAAGATATATCAAAAAACTTAGAAGAGATTCGATGTAAAAAATGTAATAAATTGCTGATTATTTTGGAGCCTGGCGGCGAAATACGTCAAACTTATGTAAAATGCAAAAGATGTAAAACTATTAATCGTATTCAGGAAATAAAATATAGCCTAAATTACGAAACCAGATAAATAAAACATCTTAGAGTGCCAACAGAGCGCCATAGATAAAGTGAGAGCTCCAACAGAGGGCCGTGCCGTCTAATTTAGACAGCATGGCTTTTTGTTTTTTGTGCCTATGAAAATAAAAAATTTACTATTATCGCTTTTTTTAGATATTTTATTAATTTCTGGAATAGCATTGATATGGTATGGCCTATATATTTTTAGACCTTGGATTAGTTACACTGTAACTGGGGGGATATTTCTCATGCTCAGCCTTATAGCAATACGGAGATAAACCTAAATGATTTTTGATAATTTATTTGAATTAAGAACAAGACAGGTCGTTCCAACAGCAGCAAATCCACTTTTAGGACTATGGGGTACATCAACAAAAAGCAAGACTGGCATAGAAGTAAACGATGAGCATGCACTGTCAAGTACTGCGGTTTGGTCTGCTGTAACTCAACTTTCTCAGGCTGTTGCATCGCTACCCTTACACTTATACAAGAGACTCAAGGGTGGTGGTAAGGATAAATATCCTGCTCATAATCTTTATAATATTATGCATCTCGAGCCAAACCCTGAAATGACATCATTCTCATTCCGTGAGGCACAAATGGGTCAAATTTTAGTTACCGGCACCTGTTTTGCTGAAATAGAGAGAGATAAATTAAATAACATTAAGGGGTTGTGGCCGCTTTTGACGCTTCGTATGGAGACGCTTAGAAGTAAGGATAATGGCAATTTGTTTTATAGATACCAATTACCAGACGGTGAATATAAAATTTTCTTGCCAGGGGATATATTGAGGGTAAACGGTTTTTCACATTCTGGGTTATTGGGGTTTAGGACAGTTGAGAAAACAAAAGAGGCGATAGCATTAAACCTTGCTTATGAAGAGTATGCAGCCCGTTTTTTTGGCGATGGAGCAAGACCGCCGATAGCTTTAGAACATCCTGAACACCTTGGCGAAAAAGCTCAGGCATCATTGAGGGTTGCGTTTGAAAACGTGTACGGTGGATTGAGTAATTCGCAGAGAGTTGCAATTTTAGAAGAGGGCATGAAACTAAAGGAATTTGGTTTTTCAGTGAGGGATTCGCAAATACCAGAACTGCGAGCATTTCAAATAGATGAGGTTAGCAGAATTTTTAATATACCGCCGCATATGCTCCACAATCTGAATCGAGCCACTTTTAACAATATCGAAGAGTTAAGCCGTGGATTTGTAAAGTTTTCTCTAAGATATTGGCTGGTTAGATTTGAGCAAGCTTATAATATGCAGCTTTTAGCACCCAAGGAACGCAAGAAATATTTTTTTGAGCATATTTTCGAAGGTTTGTTAAGAAGTGATATAAAAACTCGATATGAAGCCTATAAGGTTGGGATAGAAAATGGTTGGCTTAATGCCGATGAGGTCCGAGAGCTTGAAAACATGAATCCCCAACCGGAAGAGCAGGGCAAAACGTATTATAGACCCTTGAACTGGATTGAAAAAGATGCAGTTATTGAATTGCCACAAGTCCAACAATCACAACCGATAAATGAAGAAGAAGCTGAAAACGAAGAGAATTTAAGAAAATACTTTGAGTCAAGAACAAATCACAAAACCGCTGTTGTTGGAAGAGATAGAATTATCAAGCAATATTATCCGCTTTTTAAACAAGCAGCACAAAAGATTGTCAATCGTGAAGCCATTGCAATTAAAAAAGCTGTTAAAAATGTCGGGGGGCAACGGTCAAAATCGGATCTGAAAGTCTGGTTAGATGATTTTTATGATAAACATCCAGATCACATAAAGCGTGAGATCGGTCCGGTATTTCATTCTTTTGCAGAAGCTATTCAGGCGTCTTCAGCAAAAGAAATCGGAATTGAGATAGGTATTGATGAAAATCTCAAGAAATTCATATCGGATTATCTTGATCGATATGTTGAAAGGCACGTTGAATCGTCGCATGGTCAGCTTATTGCCCTTTTAGAAGAAGAGCTTGAAAAAATAACAGAGCGTGTTGATGAATGGATTGAAGAGGATAAGCGCTCTGAAAAAATAGCAAGTAACGAAACTATTAGAGAATCAAATGCTATTTATTCATTCATGGCATTTGGTGCCGGTCTTGGATTATATTGGCGAACACGAGGACCGAAAACCTGTCCATATTGCCTTTCTTTGGAAGGTAGGAAAATAAGTTCTGGTCAGGCTTTTGCAGAGAGTGGAAGCGAGATAAAACCCAAGGGGCATGAACCGATGGTAATTAGAGGTACAAAATCGCATCCTCCGCTACATAGGGGCTGTGATTGTTATATAAGTATATATTAAATTATAAGGAGTTAAAAAATGCCAGACCCTAAAAAGTATGATGATAAAGACGATTGGATGGCTGCATGTGTGCCAGCCGTCAAGGAAGAAGGCAAGGATCAAGATCAAGCAGTTGCTCAGTGTATGAATATGTGGAAAGAAAGAGATGCTGATCATAACGAAAAAAAATCAAATAATGATCAAAAAGAAATAAGGACTTTGCAGGTTTCTAATTTCAGGTTTAAAACCGACGATGACAAACCAAGATTTGAAGGCTATGCGGCGGTTTTTAATAAATGGTCTGAAGATTTAGGTGGATTTAGAGAACGAATAAAACCTGGGGCTTTTAAAAACGCCTTAAAGAATAGTGATGTTCGGGCACTTTTTGATCATGACAGAAAGCATGTCCTCGGTCGGTCGACATCTGGCACCTTAACGCTAAGAGAAGATAAAAAGGGGTTGTATATGAGCAATGATCCTCCGGATACGCAATGGGCGCGAGATTTAATGGTATCAGTAAGCCGAGGCGATATCAATCAAATGTCTTTTGGATTCACAGTTGCAGAAGATGAGTGGAAAGAAGATAAAGAGGGTATGGTAACAAGAACCATACACGGAATTGACAGGCTTTATGATGTCTCGATTGTAACAGAGCCTGCTTATCCTGATACTACTGTTGCCTTGCGGTCTATGAATAAAATGAAAGCAAAGGCCGATGACGATAAAAAGTCTAATTTTGAAGTTATTAGTGAGCCTGAAACACAAGAAGGTGATATTGAGAATTCACAGGCAAGGGACAATATATCAGAGTTAAAAGAAATTGCTGAAAAATTAAATACCTTTTTAGCAAGCTATGAGAACGCTTCCGACGGCGAGCCGATGCAAGCCGAGGGTGAGCAACGAGCAGAAAAAGGTGAAGAAGGGGAAACGATAGACTCCGAGCCGATGCAAGGAATAGAGGAAGAGGTAAGGGATTATTGGTTAAAAAAATAAATAATAAGGAGATTTTTTTCGATGAAAAGTATTACACAAATGCGTGAAGAAATTGAGCGTTTAATGAAAAAGCTCGGCGATATGAAGGCGCAATGTGTGGCTGAGGGAATCGAGCCCACAAGCGAGCAGAGAGAAAAGGCTCATGAAATTCTGAACCGGATTGACGAGTTGAAAGGCAATATTGAGCTTGAGGAAAGAATTCAAGGAACTGCTGATTTGCTGTCAGAACCGAAGACTGAGCCCACAAGGCCGGATGTAAGAACCTCAACGGTTGATAAAAATGAGCAGGAAAAGCGAGATAGTTTTGTTTCTTTCGGTGAGCAACTGCAAGCCATAGTTAGAGCAAGCCATCCGTCTCACAGGTATGTCGACCCAAGATTGCGCGAGGCTCGTGCAATTACTGGGTTAAGTGAAACTGTTGCATCTGATGGTGGGTTTCTCGTTCAGACCGATTTTGCAACCAGCTTGATTAAATATGTTTTTGAGACCGGAAAGCTTGCAAGTAGGGTTGGCAAGGTTTCGTTGAGCGGCAATGCAAATTCGATTAAAATTAATGGTATTGATGAAAGCTCACGGGCTGCCGGCTCGCGCTGGGGTGGTATTAGAATGTACTGGCTGGAAGAGGCTGGCGAGAAAACCAAGAGCAAGCCTAAATTCAGACAAATTGAATTGTCACTGAAAAAGCTGATAGGTTTGTGCTATGCTACTGATGAGCTACTTGATGACTCATCGGCCCTTGAGGGCGTTATTCGTCAGGCATTTCAGAGTGAAATGGGGTTTATGGTTGATGATTCAATCATTAATGGCAATGGTGCTGGTCGTCCACTGGGTATTTTAAATTCGAATGCTACGGTCCAGGCAAGCAAGGAAACCGGACAGACTGCAACCACAGTTGTTTATGAAAACATTGTCAATATGTGGGCGCGATTGCTGCCTGATGCTCAAACGAATGCAGTATGGTTGATCAATCAGGATGTATTTCCGCAGTTGGCAACTATGGGTCTTGCTGTCGGCACTGGTGGCTCGGCGGTATACCTGCCCCCGGGTGGTGCATCTGCTTCTCCGTATGCACAGCTCATGGGTCGGCCTGTAATCCCAATGGAGCAATGTCAAACATTGGGTACTGCGGGCGATATTATTCTGGGCGACTTTGCGAACGGGTATCTGTGGTGTGATAAGGGCGGTTTTAAGCAGGACATTTCAATTCATGTCCGCTTTATCTATGACGAGTCTGTATTTAGGTTCGTTTATCGCGCTGACGGTCAACCTGTTTTAACAAAAGCTATCACTCCCTATAAGGGAACGAATACGCTGAGTTACTTTGTCAAGTTGCAGACCAGAAGCTAATGCTAATTCTCAATAACATAAAACCCAAATCCATAATGGAGGATAAATAAATGTTTGATCTGGTTAATGGAAAAAAGGTAGTTACCACGCAGACAAGCGGTGGAAGCGTGGCTGCCGGAAATAAAGAATTTGTAAATATGGAAAATATGCACTACATCTGGGTATTGGCGACCTTCAGGGGAAGTTCTGGTCCCGTATTGCATACTCAGGTTGCCGAGGATTATGCTGGCACGAGCTCTTCGTCTGCTGCAAATGCAACCCAAGTCTGGACATGCTATGATTCGACAACTCTTGATAGGTTTACGAAATCAACGGCACTATACGTGACGTTCGACGATGGCAACGCTGGCGCTGCTATTATGCGCTTTGATCCCGCCTCGGTTCCTGCGAGTTCCAACACGCATTTTGGTGTTTATGGCTCAAGTTTTGTCGGCTCTTTGGGGCTGACTTATATTGCAGAACCGCGATATGCTGGTTATCAGGCGTTTATAGCCACTACGTCAAGCACGTAATTCTAATTTTAACGGGGTGCTTTTTAGCACCCCAAACCCAATGCTGCATCGATTTATATTGATGTGTATTTAGTTATATGGAGGACTAAATATGGCACGAGTAAAATCTAAATATGAAGCTGGTCGTTTGCGCTTTTATGGCGGTGCGGTTGATTTCAGCCTGACAAGCGAAAGCTCTGCTTCTGTCACGTTGAAAAACTTCGGCTTGTCAGTGATTGACACAACTCATGTTAGAACGATTGCTGCGCCGACGAGTGGTGCTTTTAAGCAGCTTTTGTTTTATGGAACGACTAAGACCATGACTGTAAAAACAACCGGGGCTTTATTTAACAAACAGGATAAGCAGGATGTTCTTAAAGTTGATCTTAGCACCGCATCGGCAAAAGAAGTTGGCTATCCAGTATTTTTAGTTGGAAGTGGAACCACCAACTGGTGGTTACTTGCAAATAATATTAATAATACAACTGGATTTACGGCACAAATAACTTTAACATCTGACACTTAATATCTAACAAGAGGGGGTTTTATGACCACTAAAAAAACAGCAAAGAAAATAGTCAAAGACAAGAAAGAAACTGATGTAAAAGAAGAAGAGTATATTCCCTTGATGCTTGGCTCTGAACAAATTAAGTTACCCGGCATAGAGAGAACAAAAAAGAAAGTTGCAATCGTCGGCTTCGCTCCGTCTTCAATGACTGATGTAAGATGTCATTTCGGTGATCCAGAGTGGGAGATTTGGCCTTTAAATCAATTATACATGGCTTTTCCCGCTATTGTGCAGCATGCAACACGCTGGTTTCAGATACATCCGCGTGCGCATTATGACGCTGCACTAAGAGATCACAATCATCACGAATGGATGTCAAAGCAAAGAAATTTTCCGATTTATATGCAGCACAAATGGGCTGATGTGCCGATGAGCATCCAATACCCTGCTGATTTTATTGCGGCTCAATTTAGGCGTTACTTTACAAACTCGATTTCATGGATGCTTGCAACTGCGGTATACGAGACTTTGGTTGACTGGCATCATGGCAAAGATGGCTTTGATACGATAGCAATTTACGGAGTTGATATGGCGATGGGGGGCCCAGGTAGTGAATACTCATTTGAAAGGCCATCGGTGGAATATTTCTGTGGTATAATTGATGGTATGAACGTCACACGCATTGCACACAAAAAACCGGGAATTAATTTGATTATTCCACAGCAATCCGATATATGCAAAACTCTTTTTCTATATCCTTTCCAAGAAACTGCACCATTCAGGGAGAAGTGGCAAAGGCGCAGACAAGAACTTAGGGAGCGCGTTAATCAACATGCTATGCTTGAAACTCAAAATCATGATGCCCGTATGCAGCTTATCGGTGCGCTTGAGGATGGTAATTATATCTTGCAGGCCTGGGAGTCGAGCATAAGAGAAAGCGCAACTGTACCGTCTGAGGAGTATATTGAAGAATTAAAGGCAAAGGTTGATGCAAAATTATTAGAATGAGGACTTAAAGCAAATGAATTATAGACCTTTTAGAATATCTAAAACAGTAACCCTATCAACGGTTGGAGCTTATACTGGATATACCTCAACTTTTTTAAGTGGAAATCTACAAAGTGTTTATATCGGGATTAGCAAGCCAGTTGGAGCAGGAAGTAAAGTTATTATTACGACATCTTCCACTCAGAGAGCTGTGTTAACGGTTGCAGATCCAAGCACGTTAGGTGCATTTTATAGGCCGAGACCGCTTGATCATGGTACTACCGGTAATGAACTGACCACAAGGGGCACTGTTTGGCTGGTTAATGATAGGCTTAGAATAAAAGTTTCGAGTTCTTCCGGCTTAGACGGTGAAACAGTCGAAACAAGGTTTATCGTATCTTAAGGTTTGCCCCTTGCACAGATGATAGGGTCTCCCCCTCCCCTATTTGACGGAATAGGGGCAATTAAAATATAAGCTATGGCCTTAGTTTGTCAAACAGACAGCAGAATTGATTCAACACCAGATCGTACTTGGTTGTCATATTCCTGCGGTGAAGATGTAACCGATTGGAATAAAGATAACGTATTTGTATTAGCTACCTTTGCGTTGTCAAATTTAAAAAACGATGATGGAGATTTCAAGCTTCAATGGCGGCGAAAGGATGGTACTTGGTATGATGTAGGCGCTGACACTGAGATTAGATGGGGGACTGCCGGTGAGTTTTCCGGATGGACTGATGATGCGGGCATCCTTGCAGCTGAGTCGGCAACGGGTGTTGAGGCTGAAGATTGTAATCTCAGTTGGGATAGTGGCAGTGAGAATTTCGGTAATAATACTTGTTATTTAATAAATATTGACGATGGAGATTATGGTGAAATTCACTGGGGGCTTGGATTTGGTTCTGGTGCCCTGTCTAACCAAGAATATGAATTTAAACTTATTTGTACCAACCACTCTAATGAAGCTGTCTGCAGCGTATCGATAACAACAACAGCGGGGGCAGAACAAACTTTAACTATTCAAGATCCCGTACTGGGGTTAGCATCAGCTCCAAGTGTTACAAAAGATTCAAGCCTATCGATTAAAAATTCTGCGCATGGATTTGCATCAGCTCCAACACTAACAAAAAATGTAAATCTATCAGTACAGAATTCAACTCTTGACTTTCCGTCAGGTGCTCAAGTTCTTTCTCAACGTGTATTAACTGTTCAAAATTCATCGGTTGATTTTCCGTCAGGCGCTCAAATTCTTACCGATAGAGTTCTTGAGGTTCAAAACTCAACTCTTGACTTTCCGTCAGGTGCTCAAACTCTTGCGAATAGATTGCTTTCTGTTAATAGCATATCTCTTGGATTTAGTTCTGAGAATGTTGAGTTTTTGGGGAGTGTCGAACTTGAGGTTCAAAATGGTTCGCATGGATTTGCTGGGGATGTACCCGACTTAACACCCGAGGAAGTCTATTGGACTGACACTGAGGATGGAATCGAGTTTGTAGACGATGAAGTTGACTGGGTTCCTCAGCATGTCATCTTAGAAGTTCAAGATGCAGTTCATGGTTTAAATTCTGAAAATTTATATTTACTTTATGGTTCAGAGCGGCTCGCAATTCCCCAACCGATTTTACATGGCCTTGCATCAACCAAACCGAATTTATTAAGAACCGCGAATCTTGAAGTTCAAGACGTTTCTATTGGATTATCTTCTGTAACGCCAGAGATAGATAATAGTATTATTCTTGAGATTCAAGATGGTTCATTTGGCTTGTCAGCCGAAACGCCAAGTATTGATCGTGATGTCACTATCAGTACTAAAGACAGCATGCTGGGATTATGCTCGGATAAGCCTAATGTTAGCATGAGCATAATTCTTGATGTTCAAAACAGTGCGCATGGCTTCGAGGGTGATGTGCCAGACATGACACCCGATGAGGTCTATTGGGCTGACACTGAGGGCGGGATTGATTTTGTAGACGATGAAGTTGATTGGACTCCCCAGGCTGTTATAATATATCCCAATAGCGTTTCGCACGGCCTTAATTCTGAAAATTTATATTTACTTTATGGCGCCGAGCAGCTCACAATTCCCCAGCCGATTTTACACGGTAACATTGCTGAAAAAGTAATTCTTTCAAAAGACGCGATGTTATCAGTGCAGAGTCCTCAGCATGGAAATCTTGCCGATACTCCGTCGCTGGTTATCAATAAAACGCTTGAGGTCGCAAATGGATCACACGGCCTTGCGTCTCAAGTAGTAGATGAAATAGTAGACCGTGGTCTTGCAGTTCAGGATTCTTCTCTTGGACTCTCAGCGCAAAAGCCGACATTAAACTTTAACGCATACTTAACAGTTCAAGACGCTTCTCACAAGCTATGTTCGAAAGAAGTATACTTAACAAAAAACACAGAGCGGCTTTTAGAAGTTCAAGACTCCAAGCTCGGTCTTAACTCGCAAGAAGTCACCATTAATTATGGTGCATATCTGAGAGCAAAGAATGCTGCGCAGGGCTTGAATTCAAGTGTTGCTGAAGCATATAGAACAAGACCACTTACGATTCAAAGCGGTCAGCACGGCTTATCGGCTGAGACTGTTGACTTAACTCCGAGCAGGGCGTTAGCAGTTCAAGATCCTTCTGTCGGCCTTGCTTCAGAAACACCCGAATTAATAAGAGGTAAAATATTAACAGTTCAGGACAGCACGCATGGAAACAAGGCTGAAGTTGCAACGCTTAGCAAAGACAATTACCTGCAGGTGCAAGACACTGTTCAGCATCACTATGTTGAACCGGCAAGGTTGACACAGGGTAACAGGTTGTCAGTATTTAATTCTGGTTTAATACAATCAGCCGAAGTATGCTCCTTAAATTATGACGCATATTTACAGGTACAGAATAGTAAATTAGATCATGTTAGCGAGCAGGTGCCTGTTGAAGATTATTGGACAGTTAGACCACTGAAAACTTTTGTTGCAGTAGACGATGAGTATCTATTTGGTGCAAGTTCAACATCCTATACTTTTACTGCAAAAGATTTAACTCAAAGATACAAGAGGGCTGCATAATGCCAACACAACTAACATTTCCGCGACTGCCGTACGTTAAACTTGGATTGTGGCAGTTGAACAACAAGATCGAGTGGGCTACAGGACACCGAGCGTCTTTTGATCTTAAAACCGATACAATGGATTTGGGATTTTCCGAGGACCTAACGCAAGAACAAATTGATGCAGTCAATTCAATTATGGGTACTGCTGACCCCCAGGGGCCGGAAGTAGAACTTATGTTAACCGGCAACAGCCTCGTCCTGT